GGAATGCCTTGATCGCCCTGTATGCCTTGCGGACCTTGAATACCCATCGGTCCAATCGGTCCAACTGGTCCTTCAATTCCACTAACAGCGATCCACCAATCTTCATGTGTACCGCTACCACCAACAACTTCGACTTCGACTGTCAATATTGATCCCGTATAATCACTAACAGCACCCCACATCCAATCAACGGTAGGATTAGCACTACTTGCGATAGTGACCTTCGCACCTGGAGCAAACACTCTGCCTGATTGCGTACCAAATACCTTCGTCCCCGTGCCAACCGTTACAGCACTATCAGACGTACCCATCAATGATTGAATGAAGTCAACACCCATCCAATACGTAGGATACAGGAGACGATGTTCAGCAAACGTCATCGGTGCAGGAGGACTTATATGTCCAACGAAGCACTCGTAAGCCTCCGCACCGTCGATATCAACCGTGCGATCACCCACTTCATATTCGACGCTATTCTTCCACACACCTTTAAGACTATTCGATCCTGACATTAGATACATAATGCCATCGATAGTCTTCAGATTGCGTTCGTAGTACGTATGCCACGCTGGAAAGTCGAACGTGGGTACTTCAAGATCAAAGTACGTCGTGTACTCTTTAACTGGTCCGATGCTCATCGATCTCTTCCCACTATTTTGTAACCGAAGATGAACGCGATGAAACGGAGAGGCTCTATAGTCGAACCGAAGATACGAAACTTAAACAATTTCCCTCGTGCTTCAAAAGGTATCGGTCGTTGTCTAATGGCGAGGCGACCAGTACCATGTGATTGCTGATGGACACCGAAGCCACCTTCATCACCACCAACCATGTCCATCGATAATAGAGGAGTACGCGCACCTGTAACCTTATGCTTATAATAGTAATCAAGATACATCTCAACAGTGAACCGATCTCTTCCTTTAGCATCAACGTTTATAGTTTTCAGCAGTTTAGTCATATCTCTCTTATCGAAGTCAGCCCACGGGAACTCAATGTCGAAGTTGATAGGCATGCCTTTATAAATGATCCAGTTATCAGGGAAACTTTCCCTCTCTACTTCAAACGAGTCATCAACCGAAGTCGTGTTTGTCTTCTGTGCGGTGTACACTTCATTAGTCAGTACATCTCGCACCTTCGTCCCTGCTGTATACGTAGTGTTATTAGCGTAGATGTGATCGTAGAGGCCCATGTAATCAGCGTGAATGGGATCGTAGCGATTACCCATTCTCCAGATGTGACTTTTATCAGCTAAGAAGACACGACCGTATAGTGATGTGGTACCCGCTCTAAAGTCCCATCCTCTATAGCGCGACCAAGCCTTAATCTTCAGCCCTTTATTATACGTGAGAGCATAAGCAATAGTCTCTGTCCTCTTACGTGTGATATCTACTGCAATGCCTCCGAAATTGAGAGGCTCAACGATGATGTTAAGGAGACGGAAGGATATAAGGTTCTCATTTAACACAGCTTCGACTGTACATTCCGCAGGTATATCACCAGAGGGTATCGACCTCTTAGTATCGGTTAATCCTGATAGCGAGAACTTCTCACCTTCTACCATGCCGTGATTAGGAGTGTTTAGTACCGCTCTATTAGTACCAACATCTACGAATAGATAATAGATGGGATCATTCGGTAGACGTACCTTTACATCATCGTGATTAGGGACAAATAAGACGTAGCGATTATCGTGCGTACTGTAGACTGAGAAGATATCCCTCTCTAATGTCTTCGCTGTCAATCGCGATATATTCATCTGTAGCATCGGTGCGATAAATTCACTCATCCTAGATGGTATAATAGAGTTATCGAACTGTGATTTCGCAAAAGACGGCACACCGATCGGATCAGCCATCACCAAGTCGAAACCGAGAAACACCATGCTCTTATGTGCAATAGCTCCATGTCTTGCGACACTATCCGTAACTTCTGGTCGATGCTGCGTACCGTCAAAGATACCAAGTTCGACCATCGCTACCGTATCGTCGAACGCTACTGCAAGGAAGTTTCTAAACTTGTTAACCCCTCTGATGAATACCGATGAGCTATTAGTGTTATTAAGCTCAATCGCCACACCATCGTTATCAGTTTCATCCGCCGGGTTCTGCCATGTACCGCTACTATTAGTCGCGCTAATATGTACCTTATATGGCATCAATGGATCACCTGCCATTATCAGCCACTTATCAATAGCACACACATAACGACATACAGGTACGTTTACCGTACTATACTCAGCACCCGCATCAGCCAAATACGTACAGTTAGGTGTCTTTTGGAAATTAATAATCACCGGCTTATCGATACCGTTGACGATAATCAACTCACCCTTAAAGATAGCCGATGATGCGTAGTCGATATTACTCCATCCTGGTCCGGGAGTTACAGAACCCGGAGTAATGAATGCCTTAGAGTGATCCCATATCTTCGTAGTCTGCATTGCCGCATTGACTTTAACTATCTCACCTAAACTATCAACAGCGACGAGTTGTTCATCATAATAGACAAGCTCAACAATATCACCAGCGAGGAAGTGTGTATCCTTCGTCACTGTCTTCGCTGCATTATCGAAACCAGTTACAGTAGCCGCAGTCGTCATAACGAGGTGGAAGCGATCCGCTGACTCGATACGTACACCGAATGTCTTCCCTATAATCTCCTCGCTCTTCAAACCGAGCATATTAGTCCAGCCATTCACGAACGTAATATGATCCCCATTCTGTAAGCCATGAGCATTATAATCACATACTAACGACCGCTGTCCTATAGTCCATGCGATACTAAATACAGCAGAGCCGGTTAATACGCTTCCCCGTCGGAGGTCAACGAATAACTCCGTGCCCCATCTAACAGAAAGGGTGTTATCAACGCCTCTATGTATATTATCCAGCACTGGTTGAAATGATGAAGACAAATTAAGTTCATCGTCAACAACATTTAACCCACCTCCGAAGTCTCTGATGACTGTTGATTTAAGTGGAGCCATTACCAAGTCATCCATTCAGTAAACGGACTACCTGCTGGTGCGCCGAATGGTATCGGTCCTCTATTCATCGCCTCTCGTAATTGTGCTTCACGTTTAGCTGTAGCCTCCATAAACTTCTTCACACTATTAGGCGCATCCTCATCATCAGCGAGATAATTGAAGGCAGTCGCGCAGACTAACAAGTCATCATCGAGATGAACTTCATCATTAGCTGTAAACGGTTTAGGCTTGGTACGGTAAGTGACGCGAACGTAGCCTTCCGTCTCTACAGGGATGACTTGAAATATACTATCATCCGGTGTCGATGTGTAGAACTTGCGATACGTAGCTGCATTCGCATGTGCAGGGAGTGCAGGAAGCGGTGTTCCTTCCTCCTGTAACCAAATGTATCTAATATCATCTATCCGCTTAATCTTATCCCTTAAATCCTCAACAACTCGACCATCTACACCATTAAGAATAAACATCGCTCTATTCGTAGTATACCGCGGCCACCAATAATGATCGAAGAATATGTTAAACTGTCTCTGCATTATAGCGGCAAGTACATCCTCGCTATACTGCTGGACACTAATACCCGGCTCTTGTCTCAATTCAACAAGCGTCTTACGAATAAGGTCTGCAAACGTCGACATCACTACCTCCAAGAATAACGGGACCGCTTACACGTATAAGCGATCCCATTACAACTTAACCAGCGTAGTGAGCGATACCATAGAGTTCAGTCAAGTCAGCAAGACCGATGATAGCAAATGTCTTCACACCGTTGGAGGCGGAAGTGAAGTCAACACCACCACGAGGATCACTACTGCCTGCTGTCTGTGCAACATTGTTAGCTGCACCATACGTAGCAGTACCCGGAGTTGCTGCAAGTCCATCTTCGAGCCAGTTCTGCACCGCTACTGTACGATACGGAACACCGAGAACATCAGTATAGCCGATGTTCACAGTAGTAGCCGCACCGTTAGGAGCAGTCCACGTCAACAAGTCCAAGCTGCGATAAATCTTAAGCGTATTAACCGCAGTCGCACCATTAAGTGTCAGCGTCTCACGAATAGGCTGCCCCATATAGTCGCGACCTTGAATGGTAACGACGTTTGCAGCAGTAGCAAGTGAGACGAACGAAAGCTGACGCCCAAACGGACCCAACTTATCACGATAGCCAGCAGTGAAGACGTTACTACTACCAGCTACCGCCCAGTTACCCGCAGCGAGAATACCGTTCGCACTGAGAGCAGGCACCGCACCATAGTCAGCACGATACTCACCAGTCACATAGTCAATATCCGCACTGAACTGCGCGTCCGGTACGTACATATTAACTTGCTGGTTCCAAGTATCGAAGTGCTGAGAGTTTACGCCCTGAGCCATAGTTATTCTCCTTTCTTCTTGAGCGGCTTCTGAATAACCCCGACTACATCGCTCGTCTCAAGATCAACGAGTTCAACGTATTCGGGATCACCAACAAGACGCTCCACTTCTGCACGGGTTCTCACTCGGATAGAGTGGCCTTTTGGAAACTTGAGGATAAACGAAGACGGTTCCTCAATCTCCGAGTACTTAAAGAGGCGCTTCTCTTTGTCATAAGAAGCGACTCGTCTCTTATACGGCCCACCTTCTTCCACCAGGAATTTAGGTACAGGCTTATCGACTCGCGATTGTACTGCTTGTGCCATCTATCTCACTCGTTAATGAGAACGGCGTGAGTGCGGTATGCCTTCCAAAGACAGAACTGTCCTTGCCACACGACACGCGATCCGTTTGCATCCACATTCCACGGCGCGGTAAGTTCTTTCACCTTCATATTCACATGCTTGAGCACATGAAGGCGTAGATATTTAGAGTTGATGAAGTATGCCTTATTCACAGGGCAATCTTCATCGTACATCATCGGCACGGATTGATGGCTAACACCTTTGAAACCAAGGTCCATCATCTTCTTGCCGCTGTTGCTCTCACCAAGATTAATGGTGATCTTGTCTCTGACCGCAGCACGATAGATGCGGTACAGGTTACGTCCACAGAGAATGATATCAGGCTTCTCACCTTTAACAGTGAGGTCCATCAATACGTCATCGAACGCCTCTTCAATGTTGGTAGAGTCAATACCGCCGACATTGAAGTCATAAGATGAAGTGCGCCACTGAGGTTCAGCAGCACGATTAAGACCAGCCAACGTTCCAGTAGTTGGATCGTCCGGTATAAGAGACGCCAAACCGAGTGGATCAGTACCACCACCCGCAGCATAGAGATAAGCGGAGAACTGTTCCTTGATACTCTCTTCAAGGACCTCCATCTTCGCTTTCATCAGCTTGAAGATTTGCGCTCGTCCTCGGTTCTCGTCTTCTTCCTGTTCGGAGATAATGACCGTACCAGCAAATCTAGACCATCCATAACGGATAGTCGTAAATTCGTTAGTTTGGTTGACAGGAAGAGTTTGATAATACTCATACGTTCCCACATTTGGATTGCGTCCCACTGTGAGAGGATTAGTGATTTCCCAACCGCCATCTTCATATTCGACGCGGTTGGTAGCCATCGCCCACGCAACGAATGCGTTGGATTTAACTGCCGCCATAATCAACTTGCCACGCGACTTAGTGAGCGTGGAGTTGAGGACTGTTGCTAGTGTTGACATTACCCTTGATATCCTGACTCTTGGAGTGCTTCGTCAATGATCGATGCATAGCTACGATCAGGAGAAGCGACCTCTGTCCGACGTTCTGTCATCCCGTTACTCGGTGTTCTACCGTTAACAATTGGACGACGACGAGATGCCTGTTGCCCCGGCTGTTGGCCTCCACGTTGCATAACAGCAGCGAGTTGAGGACCAAGAGGTTGTTCGAAATCCAACCTATTCCGAAGCGCAAACTCGCGTACTCTAAAGTATGCCTCGACTTCATTGAGGCCCTGAGTTCGCATTAAGTTTGCGATAGCATCCTGATGCGGATCAGCGTCAGGGTATTTAGACAAGAATGTGTTATATCGTGTATGGACTGCTTGAGTGACCCGTTCGTTCTCTGCTCGCTCTTTATTAATCTTGTCAAGAGGAGCTAAACGATCATCAAGCATTTTCCTAATGGCATCGGTCTGAACTGCACCTATGTTCGAACCGAGTAATTTATTAAGATCGACACCTTTAGCTGATGCCTCCGCTAGAACAATCTGCACTAGCTGCGCAGGATTATTCTTGAACAGGGCCATCATGTCAAGGGCCGCAGCCGTTTCGTCGTTATTTAGTCCGAGCTTTGCAGGTGCCCCGTTAAGGAAGTTCGCCTCACTCTGCTGCGCCCTTACCTGTTGTAACTCGCGCTCTTTAGCATCTAATAGACCACGATATCGTCTGTTCTGCTCATCTAATCTACGACCACGACCAGCAGGAGCGACTATGTTACCGCGTGCGTCTATAACATTACCAGCTTGATCGTATCGTACTTGACCTTCGTCTTGCTGGCGTAATTGTGTAGGGTCTTGCGGTTGCTGTTGTTGCTGTTGTGGTTCACCAGTATCATCAGCTTCTTGTACATTATCAAACTCATCACCAGCACCGACATCTTCTTCAAGACCCGGTACTGTATCAAGCATCTGGTCGTCTACTTCGTTATTGAGGGACTCCCTGCGGGGCGCCATTTGTCTGTCCTCTATTGATTGATGGTTGCTTCGGAGTCGCATGTTCATTTGCGATCTCGGTAACTCTGTTCTGCTTACCCTGTTGTACTCTCATCATTACTTCTTCGACAGCTTGTCGTATCGGTACACCTTTAGCCATTGCCGCTCCGATAGCTTGTTTAGCTTGCGGAGGTAGTTGATTTAGCTGTTGCTCCATCTCAGCAACTTGATCCCCACCGGGTTGTTGTTGCTGTTCGGGTTCTTCAGGTGCGAGTTGTTTCTCAACAGACGCCCTCAACATTGCCCAATCTTCTTCAGTGATAACTACCTCATCAAAAGCACGTTCAAACATACGTAGAATTATAAGCATTGTAGCGGGGACAGCTTTACCAAACTGTCCGAGAACCTGACCCATTTGTAAGGCTTCTTCTTTCTTCGCTCTAGCAGTCGGTTTGAGTGCAGAACCACCGACCATGCGTAGTGAGAACTTCGATTGAAACTCTTGCGGTGTCATTGGTGTCATCGCGGACCATATTTCACCGCATTTATCTTCAACGAGAGCAGCGACCATCTCAGCAGGCATCTTACTTACACATAGTTCTAATAGTGTAGCACCCACGTTACCAATGAAGTCCTCTATCTGGTCAATCTTCTCATCAAGACGTGTCTGTGTCTGTGACTCATATGACTCGATAGCCTTATTAGTTGTATTGGTCTTATACTCCACGCCTCTCATCACATTAGTAACAGACGAGACGCGATCGATTGCTTGTAGATAAGGCTGTGGATCGAATAACTGCATAAACTGACCAGATGGTGGAGGTACCGAGAAGATAAGGTCTTGTATCTTCTTACCATCAGGTACCTTCACACCAACTGCTCCACCTTTCTCAGCACCACTGAGGAAGTTGGATACTATACTGCTGTCCTTGATCGCATCGATATCGTAGAATAGGTTCTTCCGTGTCCACGCTATCGCCCTACGACGTTCACTAGCTATCTCATTAATCGCATCCTGCTGATCGAGATAATACATCACCTCAGATCGAGCATAGTCGCCCTCGGGATCGGTATAAAACTCCAAACAAATGACCGGGAAGAAATTGGTGAGATTGTAAGGGTCGTCCCATACCCATACAGGCCACGACCAGTTCTTATCGTTAAACAACAAGAGTCGTCGTGTAACTTTATCGTACACTCTCCAAACTTTTGTGTACTTCGCTTTGTCAAACGTGTCTTCATCATCGTACCCATAGCTGTGATAATCCTTATGTCCGTCTAATAGAGAAAAGTTGTTAATCTCCTCATCGTGTCCACCGCTCGACTTCGCATTTAATATATGCGTCGGGGCGTAAATCGACTCCCACTCGTCCTCTTTATCCTCCTTCTTCTTAAAGTATATCGCCCGTAGCAGCGTTGTAGGAACGAAGTCAGCAATCATAAGCCAATTACAATCAGTCAAATCATTATGAGTAGTGGCAGGATCACGTAGTACATCTTTCGGGTGTCGAAACTTACACCACGGGCCACTCGGACTGAGGACGTTGATCTTATCTTCAAGTGCAGCCAAACATCCCTCTATCTCTTCAATCTCGTGAATGTCTTTCGCCTTCGCAAGTCTATCCGCTTCATGTTGTATCTCAACAAGCGTCGCCTCACTACTATCCTCCTTCTCCGTCCATCCCAACTCTAAATACGCGACATTCGTAAGTGTACACATAATGATACACTTACGAGCTTTAGGCTTGAGATTTATACCGGGGGATACCTTTTTCGAAAATAACGCATTAACCACTCTCTCGCAGCAAGTCGAGAATGCAGTAGTCTTTTCGTCTTGTTTATCGTTAGGGGTGAGTTCGACATCGGGGTTTTTGGCGTAGGTAGCTGGTACAAGTGCGGTAGTGTTCGCGAATACAACGTTCTCCGTTTCAATGTGCTCATCACTGATACCTGTCCCCTTACGTGACATCCGAGATACATTCGGGCTGCCTTCTACATTACTATGTGTCACCTGATCGTTGTTATAATACCTAATGCATTCATCCCATGCGTCAGCGATGCCTTCATTCTTAAGCTTCGCCTTCGCCTGATCGCGTCGAGATTTCCACAGTTTCCCCATCTGCTTCGATACGGGTATCTTAGTATCTGCCATCATCTTATATGATGGTGAATATTCCTCTTTACCCTTCTCAGGTTTAATCCCACCTTCAACAAGGCTTTCACTAATCGCCGCAGTTGCAACGTCATCCGGTTCCATTACACTATCTCGCTCATCTGTTGCTGGCGTTCTCTACCATGACGCCACTTACGCGATTTAGGCTCAACTATATCACTTTCCATCCACTGTAGATATCCAGGTTCTTGATTAAGTCGTGGATCGAGACGAGCGATAGCCTCTAGCTTCGTGAGCATATACTTCGTAGTATCCATTGCGTGGTCATTACGATCATTCGGCTTATCGTCTCTCTCACCTTTACTATCCTTATCCCAATAGTACCCACCTATCTCATCAATCCACCAATCTAAGTCACGAGATACGTATAGGTGAGGAGCACTGAAGTCACCAGTAAAAGGATTACGATGAAAGCGACTAATAGTGAGATAACTTCCGACTTTAACAATGCCGCCGAGAATGTCATTATTACCCCGACGCATCGGGACACCGAGATTAGCAAATTGACTAGCCACTGTCTCATTGACGTTACCACTATTACCACCGTATCGCTTAAAGATATTCGGATCGGCCCAACAGTCTTGATCCTGTGGTAACCCCCATCTCTGTCTTATAGACCGTATCTTATCGGCTTGCTCTAATATTCCCATCTCGCTCTTGTAGAAACCGTCCACGATAATAACGTTGCCATCATTATCAACGAAGGAGAGCAAATAGCAAGATGGGACTGCAATACCGAAATCGTAGCCATCTATAATAGGGATCATGTACCCGTCGTCGATCAGCTTATTCCACAGCTTCATTATATCCGTATGTTCGACGCTATGTGTTATATCATTATACTGTGGGTATACTAGACCCTCATATGCTGCCCACTTACCTAATAGGAAGCGATCTTTCATCTGTCCGGTATAAGTGGACTCTAATCCTTGGATGACATCAGGCTCTAGTACGTGGGCATTTTCATACGTACTACCTTCGATCACATCTAACAAGGGTTGTACTTGGTCATCCTTCTTAATAGGTTTACCGTCCTTGTCCCTTAAAACAATCAGGTCGTTCGTTATAACTCCCCGCTCCTTATATAGATGGAATGGATGGACGAGACGCTTATATACCCAATTCCTCGTAGGATTACAGGTTAAAATCATCATACGCGGACCAGTGTGTGGCATCGTAGGATCATCACCGATATACGGAGTAGACCCACGTAGACGACCCATCAAATCCAAGAAGTCCTTATGTACGATTTCAGGGTCTTCAATCTGATCGACTACAATCCAATCGTAAGTCGCGCTGAGGAGGTTCGATGTGGCAGCTTCATCCCCTCTCGACTGTTGTTGCATGTATCTAAAGTTAATCGTAGTCCCATTCTTTAGAGTACACATATTACTGCTGTTCTGTCCTAACGGGAAATTCTTAACCCATTGCTTCGGACACCACTTGATAAACTCCTTACGAAGAGTATCATTAAGTTTAGGATAAGTTGCACGAGCCATAAGCCCATTTGAACCCGGATAGTCACGGGCAAACTTGAGTGCTTCAATACAGGCACTAGCAGTCTTCCCGTTAGCAAAGCCGCCACCAAGAATTCGTATCTTAGCACGCGACCTGAAGAAACGGTCATTCAAGCCGTCCTCTTTTACAATGTAATTAGTCATAGTGTCCTATGCGTGTACCATGAAGCCAAACACCTTCCATCCGAGTAGGAATAGAAGGATGTACAACAACCAGTCCCATCCCCATGCATAAGGAGCGAATGCTGGTTGAGATCGCGCTATACCAAACACGAGTATGATGAGCATCAGTACCCAAAAGATAAGACCGATTGGCATTGTTACCTCCTCACACCGCATCTCTGTGCTTCTAGCATATTCCTTGCAAGTCTTCGACAACTAACTTCCGCATTGATTGCATCGATCTCCGCTCTTGTATAAATCTCAGGAGGTCGAGTAACTACAACTGCATCAGGTACCCCATATACCGCAGCAGCATATGGGTCTACTCCTCTAGTAGCGGGACCAAAGAACGAAGGAAACGTCGTACATCCACTCAGTAATAATGAAAATACGATAGGTCGCGCTAATGCAATCATCACCGACCTCTCCTCATAGCCTCCATCATCGCCATCTGTAATTCAGGTGATTGTTGTTTCGGCTGTTGTTGTATTTGTTGCTGTGGCTGTGAAACTCCGCGCGCCGAAGAGTCGCGGACGAACTGTTTCGCAACTTGTTTCGGTATCCCAATGTTACTTTTACCAGATGCCGCAGCGTGCATCGCTCTACGTTGTTTGTCGCTTTTCATGGGCATCGAACTCACCTCTCCCGTTCACCTTTGCTTGATCGTTCATCTTTGCGTGATCGTTATTAGCTTCAATAGTCGCTCTAAGTACAAGTACCTGCATATACAGATCACCAATGAGCATACGCACGTTCTGTTCGACTTTCTGACTAATAGCCTGTTGATCTTCGTTCATCGTCTACCTCTCAGTTCGCGTTTGAGTTCTTGTATATCCTTAGCAAGTGACTCGATTGCCTTTTCTATCGCTTCTATAGGACTAGGTGGCGGTGGTGGTATGTATGGATACGGTACGTCAACCACATGACCATCGAGATACACCGCTCCTGTTTGTTTAGCCAGCAATTCCTTCCAAACTTCCTCGGTAATCTCCACAGCCTCTAGAGGTATCTTCGAACTACGAGCATTCTCATTCTCAGGTGGATAAATTTCATTCGTATAAAATGCTATAGCCCTACCTTCCGCATCGAATGTACCATAATAACGCACAACGAAAGTAGCCATTCCCAATGGTGTCTCAGGAATGATAATCGGTTGTTCTATCTTCTCATCAGTCATCAATATCCCCATGCGACGTAGAAGTATAGTTGAGTAGCCACACCTACAGCACCACCGCTGTTAACGTATCTCGGTTGGAAGTAAAATCTACCATGTTCAAATGCCTGTTGGTTACATGTGATCGAACTACCATCTGCTAATGCAGCTTGGCCGGTAATAGCTATACCGAGCACTGTCGTTGGAAATGCTACTGGAAAATTAACCCATCCGTTACCCATACCAGCAGGACATGTGCCCATCACATACATCAAACCGCTAGGCATTCTAAAATACGTACCACTATTCGGACATATACCATCGTGCCACACTTTATGTGCGACGGCTCCCATACTCCAACCACCAACTTTCCAAAATGTATCTGTGTCAATACCAAAATTAGAGGCAAACGATCCGGGTATATGGAAAGCCATGAATGATGAGTTACCTACACCAGCAGACTTAACTTCTAGTGCTTGACTTCCAGCACTATTAGCAATCAATCCTGTACTATTGTTAATTGCGATCTTACCATTAGCATTGAGTATTCCGCTAATGGTCAACGCATTATTCATAATCACAGGTTTACCGAACAGATTGAGACTAGCCCCATCATTCTGTAGATAAACCGCGCCACTATTACCTAGATACACAATGCCTGCGTCTGTGTTGTTATGTATCCACATTCCACCATAAGCCGTGATTGGTCCACCTACGGTAAGGCTATTACCAACCGACACAGTGGCATTGAAGTTTATATTTCCAGTAGACCAGACAACACTTATCGGTGTACTGACGATTGATCCTGCCGCATTCAGTCGATATAAATTAATATCATTGCTACCAGCGTCAGCCCATCTCCATAACCATTTAGAACCAGCATAAGTGCTTATATATGATTGTATAACGTCACCATCTACGGCTTTCGTCATATTAAACGTTGCACTCTGACCAGCAGGACCACTTAACGAAAGACCCGGCCCGAAGACAGTGCAACTACCATTAACTACTAGTTCTTTTTGAATACTTAAGTTATTATTAATAATCACGTTACCAGTCGCACGGGTAATATTTAACGAGCCTCCTAAATACGCACCAGTATCACTCCAACGGAGGATATCAAAATTACTTCCTGCATCACCGCTACTCTCTGGTTCATCATTCCCCACACGTAGCCACCAACGAGTAACACCCGCTTTCACACCGGCAACAATATTCGATTGTCCTGACGCTGCTTTGTCTAGGACCACAAAAGGATTTGACTTCCTGATAGTTAGATCACCTGCCCAACGTGATGCACCCGTTACACGATCCATGAATAGTACATCTGCTCCAACACTTCCATCATCATTACATCGTGTTAGATAGAAACCAGAACCAGCATTACCACCAGTCTCAGGATCACTAGCACCAACATTTATAAACCAACGATTGAGTCCATTCCTCTTTCCAATGATTACGGCTCCAGCATCAGTAGTTTTATCGAGAACGAGATAAGGGGCAGTTTTATTAATACGTAAGTCACCACTCATCGTGTCGCCAGCTTTCAACACGAAGTTAGCTGGATTAATAACCCCTACAGCAGTATCTACATATCCTTTCGTCGCAATTCCTAATGGTGCTGTAGGATTACCGGCAACTGTTCCTAATCCTGTTGAGCGATTAATTACTAGTGGTGCATCTACTAACGCCCCTGCATCACTAAAACGGAGTAATGCAAAGTCCGATCCTGCATTTGCTCCACTTTCAGCAGTAACATTACCAAGTTGCAGCGACCAACGAGGAAGGCTTCCATTATATGTGGTAATATACGCACCAGTACCCGCTGTCTTCTTTAGGTGTATCTGTGCATCTGCCTTATTAATAGTAAGATCGCCGGTCATCGTATCCCCGGCGACGTTTACATATCTTATATCAGCCTCCGTCTTCGTATACGCATCTAGCGGTGGTGGTATTGTATCAATAGCATCATCAATCGCTGTCTGTAACTTCACGCCAAGTTCGTCAACGTACAGCTTCGTAGCTGCATCCTTCGCGTATCTCGGAGTGTTGACGTGTTGCTTGAACACTAGCGCCTCGTATTATCACTCACCAAGATCACAGTTCTTGCCGCAGCCTCCGCAGTTCCGCAGACTACCTTAACCATATCCAATCCGCGAATAGGTGGGCTGACGTGATGGTAACGATTAGCCTCTACTATCGCGCTGAATGCATTACCAGTTACTGCATCCTCAACAGCACGATAACTCAAGCCACCATCAATACTATTAAGGAGAGTGATCGCGGTACTCGTCAACATCGAGCAGTCAATACCAACGAGAGGTGATCCGTGCATCAAAATCGGCTGACTAATAGTCGCACCACTAGCAATGTTCGCTGGTTTACGCACGATACGATTAGTAAGATCTTGAGCTACACCATTCACGCCAGGATTAGTCGCCATCTCTATCTCCTATTACTTCTTATGACTCGGACGAAGGTTCTTCTGCTGACTATTAAGCCGTTCAGCAATCTGGCTCAGTGCATCTCTCCCCTCTTTACCAGAAGCGATAACTTCAGCCATCGCTTGTCGTAGATTTGCACCACCACTAGGACCGAAGCCACGTACAGTGGTCATCTTATCGAATACCTCGGACTTACGTGCTCTCTGTGTAGTAGATGCACGTACTGTAGGCGCTACCATTAGATTTCTCCGCCATTATTCTGATAAAACTGCATCAGTTGCATCATCTCTTGTGGAGGCATGACCGTCATCGGGTATCTTGTGTTATTAGGATCAGGAGGAGGAAGGTTGTTGTATTGATCCTTCACAACATTACCACTCGGAGCCTTTTGTTCAGGAGGCATATCCATCATACTACGTTCTGTATCGCCTTGATTACGATGCGATGGTCGCAGTGTATCAATACCCGCAGCATTCATCTCTTCAAATCGCTGTTGATCGTTTAGATATTGCTGCAACTGTGTCGCCGTATCATCTTTCGGCTCATTAGGATGCACACGATGAATGGGTGAACGTGGACGTGGTGGTTGTCCCGGTTGATTGTTAAACAGGTTCTCTCCAATAGGATAAGTCACACCAGTAATGTCCTCAGGGCGATCTTGCATCAATCCCTGATTGTTCATCATAGCAGCAATAATCTCGTCATACTCTCCGGGCATTATAGAGGCTCCCCGAAATCAGCATCTATAGTCACATGCTTCTCAGCATCCCCTCTAATATGCACAATCTTCAATTCATTCTCATGTTTAACACGATGCTCTACTACGTCAGCAGGTCTAAATCCCGCACGATCTAGTATCTCCTTTGACACTCCATATCTCAGGTTGAAATCTTTACTACGTAATCCGCTCACTATAGTATCCGCGGCTTCCTTCGAGTGACTGATAAACATCGCTCTAATATTATCACTCTGCGCCCTCATCACATTGTCTATAATACCCGTCGAGAAATCCTGAAATCGTTCAGATTGTTTGATAGCCGTAATCTTATCCATATCAGTATTACATACAATGGATATCTCCCGATCATTAAGTCCGAATAACGTAAGCCCGCAGATTACCGCAATAGCTCTCGTACTATTAACATCACCAGGAAGATCAGCGAGGAAACGATTAACGGGTATTCGTTTTTTAATAGCCACGATCTCATCTTCGTCAACCTCCTCCTCATTCTCATCTATCAATTCAGGCGGCTTACTCGTATCACTCACCACCTTACCAGTAGACTTATCAATCTTCGTACCATCAGCTAATACTAATACACTATCACTCACCACCACCTCCAAAGAACTGCATCAACTGCATCATTGCGGGGTCCATCGGCATCTGTCCCGCACTCGGCATCCCTTGTACACCAGTAGTAGGATCATATGCACCGGGAGTAGGAGTGACACCCGGCGGATAGGGATTATTAGACGCCCACGGTACTCCCTGTTGCGGCGATTGCTCAGTCTGTGCAACTACGGGAGGTCGCGCAGATGTAACAGCTTGCGTCGGTACTGGTTGTGGTGGACGAACTTGCATCTGTTGCTGTACCATTGCAACAGCGGGGTCTTGTTGTGGTGCTGATGCGACCGGCCTGCGCGTCATAGAGCCGCGTTGATCCCTATTAACTGCATCCATCATCTGTCTCTCAGCTAATGGATTGTTAGGATCATTAGGCATCTGTTGTGGTTGCCTCATCGACTGCATTCGCTGATAGTATGTCGGGTCTTTCTGCATATCCGCAGTCATTGCATCCGTTCGAGCTTTAGCCTGTACAACTTTCGGAGCGAGTACCTGCATTGCTTGTCGTGCCTGTGGGTCTTTCATTACTTCCTTAAATACAGGCACCGCCTCCTTCAACATTCCACCAACAGGTAAAGCCGATGTTTTCCAACCAGCATTACCACCTGATAACGTTCCTTGAGGCAAACCAGCAGACTGTTCTTGTGCAGCTAACATCTTCGCTGTACCCGGATCAATGTTCGCACCGGGACTAGCCTGCATCTGTTGTTCGACTGCGGCAAGTGCAGGGTCTTTAGCCTTTTGAGAACTACCACCTACAACAGCAGCACCGACACCCGCACCAACAGCAAGTGGAGCACCCATTGTTCTCGCACGTCCAGCAATGCGATCAGCTAATGATGATTGTGCAGCAGGATCATTCTGCGCAGCTAATGTAGGATCAGTGCGCGCAGCAGGACCACCTTCTCTAAAATCAGCAGCACCTTTAGGATCGGTTGCACTCTTGACACGCGGACCACCACCAGGAGGAACTGTTAATCCTTCAACTGGAGGCGGAGGACCGGGATCAGGACCACGACCTGCCATATAAGCATCATTAGCTTCTGACCATGTTGCTAATGCTCTCGTTTCATCAGGTGAAGGATTACGACCACCCGCACCGATCTGCGCACCGGCATCAGGTACTTCTCTTAATTCCTTCGCACGTTTCGCCTCACCTTCAACATCCTTCATTGTACCGCGTGGCTGAACAGCTTCATTAGCCTTCGCTCTAGTTTTAGCTGACCCCGCAGTTAAACCCGGAGGCACGAAGCCAGCAGTCCGTACCTTCCCACCTCTAATAGTCTCATCCATCGCTTCTCTAATAGCATCGGGTATTGAAGGTCGTGCCATGTTACTAGCCTCTGTCGGTGCGAGTTGACTTAATACTGTCTGTGCCCCGCCACTCATATCCGATCGAGGTTTAGAGGGGGTTTTAGTGGGGGGATTAAGAGATGCAAGCGTTGGTTGATCGCCTATATCAATAGACTTCGGTGGCCTTATATTCTCGGGATTAAAGTCGCGCTGCACTCCACCCCATCTACTAACGCCAGCTTTCGTTGCAGCAGACCAAGGCGACCAACCACCACGCTTTACGTGATCGAGTGAGAAGTCAATCGTGCTCTGCCATTGATTAGGATCGCGAGGATCGATGCCTCTACGTAGAGCATCAACACCTAATCCATTCTTAATATTTAACTGAGTAACACCATAACTCGCTTCTCGTGGAGTTATGAGTTTCGCATTTGGATTAAATCCACTCTCACCATGAAACACACGGAGCGCAACTTCTGGATCAATTCCTCTGCGCTGTGCTGCTTGTGTGATATAGTTAATGACTTCTTGTCTAGTCGGCATCCCATCCTCACACAATATAAAAGGACGCGACGACCAATGACTAAGTGCGGACTATGGGGGGCGATGAGCACCTAGTATCAATCGTCGCGCGGAGTAGGGGAAATGGAAGTCAGATATAAGTACAATTAGAAGCGAAGACCCATCTTTCCACCACCACCGTTACCACTCGCATCAACTGGATATGTAGTTGGCTTGTTAGCTTTCTCCACATAAGCGATGAAGTTAGCAGAAGTAACAGGTGTAAGTGGATTAACAGCGATAGGGATCAAGCCACCATTAACAATCGGATTACCAGGTTGAACATTCGGTGTCACCTGTTTAACGTCTTCATTAAAGTTAGTAAACACACGTTCAGCAGCCATTACGTTACCGATACCATTGCGAACGATCTTACTAACACGACGAGCGGTAACATGACCACGAGGAATAAGAAGGTCGTGTTGTTTACCTTCAAGTCTATTCCACAAACCAGACCATCCACCAGTAGGCATGTCGATACTCCTTATAGTAGGTGTCTATTGTAGTATACATACATATACCCTCTTGACAACACATATATTTGACGCTACCCTAGATGGGTGGAACGGGGGGGACTTTGTTAATTTGTGGTTGTATAATGCGCGGCCCGCTTGGGACGCCCTCTCCCGACCGTGTAAATCGCGCTAATATATACAACAACATCAACTGAAATCTCTTATACATATAAACATCTACTACATATGATGCGTCTATATACGTATTCGATGTTACTACTAGCACGATCAACCGTACTACTTTGATAAAGGGGGACGTTCGATCCCCCCCGCGCAAACAGGTGCGACCCCCCTTTACAACTTTTGGTCTTTGGGGGGATGTGATTACACTTGCAACTACAATGACATATCGGTTGTATGTCGCAGAACATTCTATATAGTGTAATACATTTAATGTGCGTTGTTGTGTTGTGATTTGTCCTACTCTCGCAGTGTGATTTGTAAACGGGCTCAACGTACATAATAGCGCACACACACAACGCATTGATAACATCAGATGCATATATGTAATACATAAACACATTCAACTTAGCGTTAGATGTGTAATACATTAAATGAAGTGGCATTGTACTAGCGCGACTTACCGCATCTCTTATACGTGTAAGCAACTTTCAACTTGGAAACGTCAATTTGACTTAGGTTGTATAGCTGATAGAATGATGTTGCGTTGTTGAGAAGTGAATGCCCTCGCGGCCGCTGTATCTTCTCTCCGCGCACGCTGTTTGAAAAACCGGAAACGACAAAGCGAACGGACATCCGTTCGTTCGTGTTTTGCTGTTTCAAACTGGAGAATGACTATGGCTAAGAATGCAAAGAAGCTTTCGAAGAATGACAACGTGATCCCGTACACGATCACGCAAGCCATTCATGAGGTGTTGCTTGGTACCGATCTGACTGGACGCGCAGAAAGCGGATTTATCTCTGCGCTGTTTAATGATGACGAGTGGCAAGCAAAGAAGGGTAAAGACGGAAAGTGGAATTACCCTTGGCTGAACTATTGGAACGCACCTCCGAAGAACACCGACAAGAAAGGCAATCGTATCATCGGCTCACTTGATACGCGCGCACAGTTGGCGAACACATTTCTTCTGCGCTTCGATGAGTATTCGAAAGTGGCTGCGGAAATGACTACAGCGAACACTGCGAAACTTGCAGCGTCCAAAGCTAAGAATGAGACTGCCGAAACCGCCGCGAAACATGCTGTGACGCGACATAAGAAAAAGATTGATGCGGCTCATTCGATGTTCAACCGCGCAATGCAAAGCATCTACTTGCTGCGAAGTGATGAAGTGAAAGCGGTCAAGGTTACACTTGGCGCCAACAATTCAATCGATGTAGTGGCTTCGATTGATCCGA